TCGCCCTCCCTCACTACCACGCCGCCCGAGCAACCCGCAGAGGGGGCCCGGGCCGTTACGGCCCGCCAGATTACTTGTTGGGAAGTTTCAAAACCTGCCCGGCATAGATCACGTCGGAAGTCAGGCCGTTTAATTTCTTGATCTCGGTGTAGCGGGTGCCGTTTCCGAGATATTCTGCGGCAATAGCCCACAGGCTGTCGCCCTTTTGGACAGTATAGGTGGCAGAAGCCGCCGCGCCGGTATAAACAACCTTGCCCGCCTCGTCAAAAACAGAGTATCCGGGATTTTCGTCCACGCAGCGTTTTGCATTGTCCAGCACATGGAAGGCTCCTTTCTGAGAGGCCTCGTCCGACCAGCTTTTTCGCACCCGGTAGAGCGTCCCGCTGGACGTGCCGCCGGAGGAGCCGCCCGCCATCTTTGCTTTTACCGCCTGCCGGAAGGTGTTCATGGTGTATCCCATACCAAGCTGCGTCCATAAATGCTCCGGGTCTCCATGGTTGGAGGCGATCCCCCTGCTGTGGCCTTCCTTATGGCTAATCACCACGCCATCGGACAGCGGGTTCAGGCCGTATTGCTTACAGAGCATGGCAAACAGCTCCACCGCCGCGTTGTAGGTACGCTCGGCCACTTTCCGCGCCGTGGCAAGGTCGGAACAGGTAAAGGTTGCGCCGCCCGTGTATTTGATACAGGCAGGCTCGCACATTTCCACCCCGATATGGGTATTATTTCCGCTTCCCTTGGAACCGGAGCCACAATGCCAGCCGCGATGGTTCCAAGGGAGCGTCTGATAGACCGTCCCGTCGTTGCCATCAATGAAACCATGCACACAGGCATTGTCATAGCTGGGGCTGTTCCAAGAATTGATAAAGGCCGACGCCTTTGGCTGTGGGCATCCCACAGAATGAAGCATCAGCCCCTTTACCGTGATTTTTCTTCCTGCCGTATAGCAGGGGTTCTTTGTCAAAAACGATTCCACTAATTTCATACCGATTTCTCCTCCTGTTTCTTCTTCAAAACCGACGACGCTCCCGGTGCCGTATTCATGCACCAAAGCAGCGCCGTCATAATAAAAGGCCAGTATTTCGTTGTAAGGGATTTCCTGCCGGGCCGCCCACATACAGCCCACCTGCGAAAGCCCCACGCCATGGCTGGCGGACGTTGGCTTTTCCTCGCGGGCCGCCGTATCCCATGGATCAGGCTTATTGACATAGTAGGGATAGTCCCGGCTCCATACCTCGCCGCTGCGTTTGCAGGTGCCTCCATTAGAGGCAGAGTAAAAGCAGTCGATGATCTCACCGCCGTAGGTCAAGACCTGCCCGGCGGTTTCCGTTACGGCCTGCCTGCTGCGAGGGCTGCTCTCTGCCAACGGGGCGCGGTATGCCTAAAAGCTGGTGGTATCGTCTACCACCGTTCCGGCCATGGCCCGCTTAACCGCAAAGGTACGGGCGGCCACCGCCTGCGCTTTGAGCGCCTCTATGTGGGAGCTTTCGTAAATCTCGGAAGGCACCACACCAAGGAGATATTCCTCCAAATCCAGCTCCACCGGCCCCGCGCCAAGGAGGGCGGTATTCTCGGCGCGGGTCAGTTTTACCGTGATCCTCATTTCTTGCCCTCCGTGTCTTTGTCTGCATCGGTGCGGTTATGGAGCTGCGCCAACACATCTTTGAGCTTTTCCGGGATGGGCAGGCCGATGTGGGCCGCATTTTCCAGAAGGCTTACACCCTCGTTGGAAATGTAGAAGAAGATCACCGCGGTGCGCATCGCCTCCCTGGAGCCGATAAGCTGGGTGTCAATGAGGTTCCCGATTCCCACCATTACGAAAATGAGAACCTTGCGGAAAATCCCGCGAAAACCCACATTACTGGACAGCTTCTTATCCACAATGGCGCACATCACGCCGGTAATGTAGTCGATCACAACAAAGGCAATCAGCGCATACAAAAAACCGTCCAACCCTCCAAGAAACCAGCCGATTCCACCACCTAAGGCGGAAAGGGCCATCTGAATCCAGTTCCATACATTCTTCATGTTTCAAATCCTCCTTCATATTTTGATATTGAAAAAGGACGCACAAAGCGTCCTCATTTCCGGGTATTAAGTTACCTGCTTCGGCAATGCCTCCCACAGCCGCATATCTTCCTGCCCCAAAGACCAGATGGCGATCCCCCGCAGCTTCCACCGGTAGGCCGCCTCGTTGGCCCAATAGACCAGCGAATCCACGTCCTGATAATACAAGATAGAAAAGCCGTCCGCGTCCCCAAGGAACAGCCGGGAAATCCAGACATTTATGTCCCTCGGAACGATCCGCGCCGTATAGTCCTGCCCGCAGGATAAGGCGAGCAGGTGGGAATGGAAAAAATCATAGTCGAGGGAAATCTCCTCGCTTCTGGTGGCGGTTTCCTCTATATCGGAGTTTACCGAAAACACCTGAAATTCTTCGTCCCACGTCACGCCGGAGCGGGCAATGCGCCCGAAGCTGGTCGTTCTCCCATCCGGGTATGCCACGTCAAAACATTCATACGGCTCATAGGCCCAAGCGTCCCCGGCCCGCAGAAGGTCACAGACAATAGTACCATCCGCCTGTATGCCCGCATAGCCGGAGGCAGCGCTCACCGTCGCCGTAAACCGCAGCGTATAGCTGGAACCGGAATATACCCGGACGCGGTTCCCGCGCTTTCGCATTTCCACCGTATAAAGCGTCGGGTCGCTGTGGATGGCGCTGGCCGGTGTTCTGGAAAAGCTGGCCGGGTAGCTCCCCAGCAGGGAGGAGCCTTGATACAGCTCCACCCGCTTGGTATCATAGTTTAAGCAGCAGAAGATATTCCCAATAAAGACACCGGCCCGCCCGCCGCCGCTTGGCGCAAAGCCCAGCCGCGCCCGGATATGCAGGTCGGAAAAGCCCTCATACTTCCACGCAAGCCGCCCGGAGCCTTCCAGCAGGGAATAGGGGCGGCTGTCAAAATAATTCTCCCGCCAGACCTCCCATTTCCCGGAAAGCGTCGTCCAGTAGCTGTCCGGCAGGGGCGTTTCATCCCGGAAGTCCTCATACCAGACAAGGGCGGAATCGGGCCTGCGCCGGAGCATTTCACAGGTCAGCTTAAAGCACTTGTCCGGCATGGCCGGGTTGCTGCACGCCGGGAACGCCGCCGCTGATCGTCAGGGTATGCGCCCCCGCCGCAAGGCTCATGCCCTCAGCAAAAGAAAGCCAGCAGGTGCGCCGCCAGTAGGGCCACCATAACCGGCTCTCCGAGAAAGACTTTGCCTGCCCGTCCACCGTCACCCGCAGGACGTTCTTATCCCAAAAGGGGAAACACAGCCTCACCGCCAGATCATACGTCCCGCTTTGCGCAATGGTAAAACGGTAGGTGGCGGAGCTTCCTTCCCCCAGCACCGTCATAGAATCGGAAACCGACACAATGCCAGAATGGCTGTCCGGCGTGCCGCCGCCCCGGTCAAGGTACACGGTGCCAAAGGCGGCCTTCTGCTCCTTGCCGTAAGCGGTCAGATAATGCCTGCGGTTATAGGTTCCACAAAGCAGCTGGTATTCAAAGCCTGCCGCGTCCCGGCCCTCCATGTAATCATAGACCTGTGGGAGCGCCCACGGCACCTTGTCGTAATCGTCCCAATAGGCCACAATGGGAATAAAGGGCTGGGGCGGCTTGTCGTCGGTAAAATTATAGCCGCCGGTCATCCACAGCTTGGCGGCATAGTAGGTGTTGGAGGTTCCCCGGTAGGTCTTGCCGAGGTTCTCCGGCGTGTCGTATATCTGCCAGTTCCAGCCATAGCCCGGCAGGCCCATGAACAGCTTCTCCGGGTTCATGGCCCGAACCGCATAATCATAAATGCCTTCCAGCCAGCTCCGGGGCGATACCGGGCCGGGAGCGCTTCCAGCCCACGCCATCCCGTAAGACATAATGGAAGCCGTGTCGCAGTAAGCGTCGAGGTCGGCATAGACGCACCAGTTCTCACCGCCCACGGAGCCTTGCACGCCGGTCATGCCCGGCAGGCAGATATTGACGCGCTTGGCCGGGTTGTAGGCTTTGACGGTCTGGTAAATATCCCGGAACAGGGCATTTGCCGCCGCCCGGTTCTCATACCCGCCGCCGCGCTCCAAATCAATGTCGATCCCGGCGCACCACGGGTATTTTTCCATGATACGGACAATCTCGGACAAAAAGGTATCCTTCGCCCCGCCGGTATTATTGCGCAAGGCTGTAAAAATACTGGCTGTCCCGTGGTTCATAATGGTAAGGAGCCAGTGGATATGAGGCCAGCGGTTGATATAAGCCATCATGGAGGAAATACTGGTGCCGGTTTCGGAGATTGTACCGGAGGCGCTTACCTCAAAGGTGAAAATCCCCACCGTATCCAGCCGGTCGCCGTAATCCCGGAGGGCCTGATACATCCGGGCGTTCCCCATGAAGCTCCACACCATGCACCGCTTGCCTTTTAAGTAATCTCTCATAAACATTTACTCCTTAAAAATTGGCAACAAAAAAGCGCCCGTTTCCAGACGCTTCTTAATGATAGACACTTATATAAAACTCACTTAAAATGTGCGCATATCTAATAATCTATCTGCTGAATCACACAAATTATCATAGTGTAACAACTTAATATCTTCTTTCTTTAATTTATCCCTTTGAAGTCGATATGTCTTTTTATCAAAATCACTTCTAAGCCCTGCAACAACTACATAGTGCATCCTTGTGGTATCATACTTCAAAAATTCTTCCGGTAATTCTTCTTTTCCCTTTATCTCCTCAAAATATTTCCCTAAACTCTGGAAATTTGCATCAAGCCAAGTCTGCCAATCAGATATTTGATTTATACCTTTTCGGAAAACCTCACCTAAATTTCCATCTTTCAAAGTTATTCTTCCATTTGACTTTTCAAATTCGATAAATATAAACTCATACCCGCCTGAACCTTTTCCAATTAACAAATAATCCGCCCTATACTTTCCTTCAAAAGAAAACTCTGGAAATAAATATGCCTCATGATGCCCAAAATTAAATCTACCACATTCAAAAATAGAACCTATAATATGATAAGCTGGCGTTTTATTGATAAATCTCAAAACATCTAATTCAAGGGCATTTTCGCTATGCACTATTGCTTTGAATTTGTCATTAAGCACTTGTAAATTCCCCTGTTTCTTCATATCACTTAAATTTATATGATTATTGGGAAACAAACTCAAATAATGCTTTACAGCGGTTGGATATGAATCATACATATTGATTCTCCCAATAGGCCGCCCTTCTGTTTCAAGTTTAAGAATAGCTTGATATTTTTCCAACTCACTTGAAGTAATACTGCGATAATCTCTACTATATAAATTCATTTCAAGCTCTACCACCATTCCTATAATTTATAGCTCCATGCCTGCTCATTAGCGACATTGAAATTATACCTTAAAGCAACGTTCTTTTCAATGTGTTCACAAAATATCACCGCCTTCCTGCATTTCCTGAAACCGGAACAAGAGCCTTGCCGATTTTTTATCTTCCAGCGTGACCGGATGCTTGCTGTCCCCGGCGGCGCTGTACTGGAAAAATCCGTGCTTCCCGGCGGGCTGCCCGTTTTTCAGACATTCCCGCGCGGAGGCCAAAAGGGCCACTTCATCACCGGCAGTAAGCGCCATAGGGAACACCGCCTTATGCGCCCCTGCGCCGAGGCCCACGGATACGCTACCCGCCGCCATATCCTGCACCGGGTAGAGATAACAGTCCAGCCCCGCCGTATCAGAGCCGAGGTTAAAAAGCACCACCGTTTCCGCCGAGCGCACCACGCCGTTATAGAACCGGGGCGGGACAATGTTTCCTGCCTCCCGGTATTTTTGCAGCAGGGTTTCCGTATGGATCACATAGCCCGTCAGCCGGTCGCCTTCCTGCACCATAAGGTCGGTGAAATAAATCGTGCCGGTACAGTCGGAAACCAGCGGCTTCACGGTAACGCTCACCACGCGCTGATCCTGCTTTGTCAGAATGGTTTCGGAAAACCTTGTGAATTTTGCCGTCATACCCGCCTCCTTACCCGTCCTGCGTCCACTGTATCTCGCTCACATGACCCACCCAGCCGGTGGCAATGGAGCCGCCCTGCAGGAGCATATCCGTGAAATACACCTGCCCGGTACAGTCAGTGACGCAGAGTCGGACGGTAATGGAGCGCAAGCGCTCGTAGCACTTCGGGGATACGTC